CCCCATATTATCTGTACTAGCAGCAACCCCCGCATTAAATGTAAGGGCATTTTCATTTATTCAAGATAGGCTTCATGTAGAAGCATTTTGCTCATCAACTGATGAAACAATAAAACTATTACCACTAGGTTGTAGTAAGAAGATTTTTCATAGTAGGTGAGTTCCATCAAGTATGGAATTTGTAGCTGAGTATGTGCGCTCAGGTGTATTGTCAGTAGAGCTATCATTATAAACTTCCCCATCCTCCCCAAAGAACCAACTTTTTGAGCTACCTAACACCCCGTAGGCTGTTGTTATATAGAGCATCTTATTACCATTAGTGAGCACTTCATTTGAATATGTTTCTCATCCAACAACCCTGTCACTATATTTAGTTATATCTAAATTCTCAACATATGTAAGTTCTCATGGTTTTACATATAGATTTCACGGAGTGATTCCCCCGAAAGTTTTATCGAATACTTGTGTAGGCATAGGTTTTATATTATTAGCTAAGGTGGTCTAGGTTTGGTGTGACAACTTCTTGCACTCCATTCACTCTATCTGTTAATGCAAGCACCATATCAACTTTTCAGCTAGCATAGTCTCTTTTAGCATCGTTCTTTTCATTTGTAAGCCCTCTTTTTTGATATATAACAGGAAGCATTCCATCTGCAATTAAATGCCTCCATTCTTGTGGAAAAGAAGAAGTTATAGTTCCTCCTATAAGAAGAGGAGATGGGGTTAGGCTTGCACCTAGTCTTATTCCTTTTGCCACTTCAACTGTAGGTGCTGGGTATATAAAAACACTGTCATCTAATATGTAAAACACAGGAGCAGAAGTTTGATAGTTCATTTGCTCTGCCACAGAAGGAAGAGTTGTTCTATATACTCTCGTAGCTCTTACATAATTATCTATTGCTTTGTATGCAATATCCACTGTCCCAATTTTATTAACATCAATATTATTTGTGTCGTCTTTTAATGTATATTCATTTTGTGCAACAACTGCTGTAGAAGTTATAATTTCAGAAAAGAAATCTTCGTCAACATCTTGTGTTATTAAATTAGCTAAAGCTAAATATTGTATATTAAATTCTTGTAAAGCTATTGTGTCGTTAAATTGTCCCGAACTTATATAACCTAATATTCTAGCCCTATCTATAACTTGCTGTGGAGTGGTAAACATTTTTTTAGTTGTTAAATATATAAACTCATAAAGAGGGGCGAAAAACTCACCCCCCTATAGAAATTATTTACTCATTTCTTTTAAAACCACTGCATTCATATACAATATTTTAGTTTCTTCTAAGTCAATGTGGAGTGTTTCATCTCCTTCATAAGTTGTTCCTTCAAGTGAATAACTTTTTCCTCTAAATTTAGTGGCAACAATAATTGTTCCTGCTTCTTTTTGTTTCGTTAGTGCTTCCACTGTTTCGTTAACCAATAGGCTTCCCGCAGAAGTGAATAATTCCGTAAGTTTTATTCCTGCTAGGCTTTTTTTATTTATCGTCATTTTCTTTTTTTTGTTTATCAATTACAGCTGGTTCTAGTGCTCTACATTGAGCATCATAACTCTTAAGGTCAGATAGTTCCGCTCCGTGAAAAGCAATGAGTTGAGAAGCAAGAGCTGAGTCAACTTTTTTAATAATGCCCGAAGCATTTTTTATATGAGATGTTTTCATTTGTCTTTTTAATAATAATAAAGTAAAAAGAAAAGGGGAAAGGTTTTCCTCGCCTCCATTTTCCTCTATTATGCTACAACTGTAATATCTACAAGTCTGTTAGCGTCTTCTGCAAAAGTTTTAACCCCAAATTTAGTTTGAGCTTTAATAATATTCACGAAAGAGTTACCAGAAACTGACGAAGGAACAAAGTCCACCATAGGTCTAATATTAGCAGCAAAGCTAATAGGAGAACCTTGACCAGCAAGTAAATGTTTAGTAGTTGAAACAGTTTGTAGGTTATTTGAGTAGTATAAAGTTATACCATCAATAGTACCTATAAGCCCACCTTCAATTAAAGTGTCAGCAAGAGATGTGCTTCTATCAACTAGAGAAGAGTTTAAGAACGCTCTTTTTTCTTTAGGAGATATAATCATCCATCTGCTATCAGTAGGAGCATTAGCTTCATCTAATTTTTGTGCAACAACAGTGATAAGTTCGTAAACATTAGCCTCCGTAACTGTAATATTTGTTCCAGCACCACCAAGGTCAGTGTTAGCAACAGCCAATCCAGCGTTAGCATATTGTTTCATAATTTCCGTATCGTATTCTTTAGCAAATCCATCAGCCATTTCTTTTAGAAAATGATTATCAGGATTAATTCTCATTGTAACGTAGTCTTCATCAGAGATAGAAATTGCAGCGTATTTTCTTAAGTTTAGAACAAAAGTTTCATCTGTAATTGCAATATCTTGTGGAGTGAAAGTTGAGTATGAAGTTGCAAGGTCACCAATAGTAACACCACCACCTCTAGTGAAATGAACTGTGTCATTTCCAACAAAATCACCTTCGAATTTTTTATTTATAACTTTAGAACCTACATAACTTTCGTAGTTTCTTTGTTGCATAAATTCTGCCCATTGTTCTCCGTTTCCTGGAGTTAAAGTATTTGCCATTTTTTCTTATTTATTATATATAAAGCAGCCTTTTATTCGGCGCTAAACATAATTTCACTTCCATTAGCTTTCATAGAAGAAGTATTGTAAGCTTGCTTTTCAGCTAAGCCCATCTTTCAGTACTCTGCAAATGATTTAGTTTGGAACCCATGTTGTGAAACAGCAGGTTCGTTCCCTATAGCCATAGAGTTAGTTATGTTTTGGTTATTATCAAAAGCCTCTTCTTGAGAAGCAATCGCATTTTCTTTAGCCATTCCATTCATAGCTTCTTTTATCATTTTAGCCACTGTGTCCTCAGTGAAGGTTGCTGGCTCTTTCGTCTCAACAGTCTCTCCTTCGTTTTTCGGTTCTGTGCTTTTTTGTTTCATTTCTACAATTTTAGCTTCTGCTTTCGCAAGGCTTGCTTGTAAACTTTCAACCGTGAGTGTTTCGACAGCCCCCGCTGCATTATCGTTAGACATATTCCAATATGTTTAATTTATAAAAACTATTAGGTTCAGGTTAATAGCGACCCTTGTAAGAAAAAAATAGTTTTACCACATATTATCCAATGGTGGGGGAAAAGGTTTTCCTTAATATTCAACTTCTGAGAAACTACCTACATCTATAAGTTGTTGTGGTAATGCCATAATTTCATCATAAATAGCAATTCACATTTTCCCTCTGTTGTTTTCTTCTAATGTTAAGTTGAAGTTGGTAAGCACTTCTTTTTCTGTCCTACCTTTCAATACCTCAATTTCTTTTTTTAGTTCTTCCCAACCAGGGCTACTTATAAGTGCTTGTATGTTTCTCATTTTTTATATTCATGAAGAATTAATATTTCATTCAACTCAGCCTGCTCCTTCTTGGATTAATGCCGCGTTTTGTTGACTAGCGTTTGAGGAAGCTATGTTTCATAGTGTATTCCCCTCTTGCCCTTGTTTTGCAAGTTCTGCCTGTTGAGCGTCTCCTCCTTCTTTAATGTACATTTGTTTTCTTTCTTCAATAGCATCATACTTAACATCAGTGTCATTTGCTGAGTAGTAGGCATACATATAGGTAAGATGGTCTTGTCATTTTTGTGGAGGGCTAACAGGTTCGTTTGCATTCAATAGTTCCACATCTAATTCAGCGCTTAGTTCATCAATGGTTTTAGGTTCCATAATATTAATTTGTTCATCACTAAGATTTCACAAACGAAGCATATGTCTTCTTATCCATCTTTTACTAATCTCTGGAGTGGAAGGGTTGGCGAGAAGCTGAGGAGCTATAGCATAGAAGTCTGCCTTCTGTTTGCTTTGTAAACTTTCTCTTTCTGCCGTGCTAACAATAGATAAGTCAATTTGTTCGTTAGAAATCATATCACGCTTTCTAAACTCAAAATATTGTGTTCAAAATGCCTTAGTGATATACATAACTTTTCTACTTTTAGGTTTCAAGTTATAATTATATGCACGCAACCATAATTGCCAAAACCTAGCTTCTCCCCATTTGTTTATCTTAGTTCATAAGACAAAACGAAGGTTGGCATTCTTTTGTGTAATCTGTGCTTCTGTAGCCGTCCGACCAATTCCAGCAGTTATTCATAAACTGTTTGCATCTAGCCCAGTTGATAGAGAGCTTTCTTGTTGTATTTGTGCTGTAGCATTAAACGCCCCGTTAGGAGTGTTTTCACTAGGCATCCTAAACACTGTGGAAGAAATACTTTCCCCTTCTCTGAGTTTAACAGGAATTGACTTTGGATTTAAAGATGGTGTGGTGAGAGCCTTAACATTACCAATCTTTTTAGGGTCATAGAATATATCATCTCATAAAGAGTTTCTAGTTTCTTTCTTAACCGCTAAATTAAATAACTTACTTTTAGCTTGTTGCTTATCTCTCAACTTATCTGGAATTGATATACCAAATGGGTCCCCTTTGACAGGGTCACTATATAAGAGAGCAAAAGGAAAAGGAACCAATAATGGGTTTTCTTTTTCTGCTTTCGTTATAGGTTCTAGGCGAACAATTCTTATTAATAAGCTATTGTCATTTGCTGTTGTACATACATACTTATATCCTCCAATTATTGTATAGTGGTGATAGAGGGGATAGTTTTTATTATCCACTTGTTCATACCCTTGGTCAATAATAGAACGACCATCTGTATATGCTCTTCTAATTTCATTCTGTCTTAGGTCAACTTCACTATTAATCATTTCCACATTTGAATAATGTTTAGACACTTTTAAAACTCCTAAGCTTTCTTCAACTTGAAACCCTGCCCATCTATGGTTTTGTCCTGTAAAGTCCCCACGAGGGTCTGGCACCCAACTAAGTGGCGACATAATACGAGCCATTGGAGTGGAGGTTTCTTTATCCCAACCATCTATTACTTTAATACCAACACCTAGAACTTCGCTATCCCAATACCATTGGTAGTTTAGAACCTCTAAGTTCATTTCACTATAATCAAACTCTGCAAGTCTAGTGAGGTTTGAAGCGATGCCTCTTCCTGTTTCTTTTCTTGCCTTCCATTCAACATTCATCCTATCGCTATAATATACACTCATACGAGTTTGCACTGTTGTATATATTAAATTGATACTCACTTTATTATTCTTTGTAGTGGGAACATAATCCTTTAAGTCTTTCGCGCGAAGTCTTCTTTTTGTTTCCACAGCGTTCAACCCTTCTGATTGTTCACTTCTTATTTGTTTTAGAATATGTTGCTCATTTAGCCCATACATCTCTGTAATGTTTTTCATAATTTTTTATATATAATTAGAGTAATCCATTTCTACTATGTCCCATTCGTTTTCCACTTCGACAACATCTATATAAGCTGTAGCCATATATCTAATAGTGTCACTCACATCACAATGAATTGCACTATCAGTTGGTAACCCTTCTTTATTAAGCTTGGGGCTATATTCACTTATCTTATTAACATAACCCACTAAGCTTTCATCAAAAAGCATTTTTGGGAAAAGCTCCCTCACATTATTAATACCATCAGCCACTCAGTAACGAGTGAGCACATATGTTGTGTCGTACCCAAAGTAGGTTTCAAATGTTTCTTGCCTTGTGTATCCACTTCCCCATTCTTTTGCCGCAGCATCATGTGGGAGAAAATGTTTTCTATAATTATAAGGAAACTTTTTTAGCTCTTCATAATAAAATCCAATACCTTCTCCTCTATTCTCATAATAATCGATAAGCCTTATATATTCACCATGTACTTGAAAGAAGATAATTGTTGTGTAGTCGTTCACTCCTATATCCCACGCTGTATAAACAGGTAGGCTTTTATCATACAGGTTTGGCACCATACGCTTCTCTTTATACATAACACTTATTTGTTTTCCATAATAAGCATGCTTACTTGCCACATCCCAGTCTAATAAATACTCTTGGCGAAAAGCACTATCATCTCAATATTCATCAACTCCCTCTTCCTTAGCTCTAGCTAATTGTTCATCGTCTAATAACTTAGTTGTTTCAATATCAAGGAAAGCCGTATACCATTTATTGTTATTCTTAGCTTTTTCGTAAACATTATAGAATTGATTTTTCCCTCAAGGGGTTCATATGTATGTCACCCATCAATCCTTGTAAGCATTTATCATAGGAGCCAATATCTCTCTGTAAAGAGTTGGGCTAATATCCTTATACTCATCCAATACCACCCCCCTTAAATCAAGTCCTCTGAGAGCCTCCTGATTATCCGCCCCAAACAAAGTTATAATGCTTGAGTTGGGAAGTGTCATCTTTAGCTCCGACACATTACTTGTTGTTCATGGGATGTTTAAACATATTTTCAATAATGCCTCCCAAGCAATCTGCTTACTTTGAGAACGATATGGAGCAACGTATCAATAATTTCATTTAACTGTGAGAGCCTTATATACAAGGAACACAATCGCCACAATAGTTTTCCCTCCCCTCCTATGAACCACTAGAACATTCCTAAGTTTATGGTTGGCGAAGAAATGCTTTTGCCAATCTCTTAAAAATGTTAAATCTAGGTTAAAGTTCATAGTTGTCTTTAAAGGTATTAAACTGTGCCACTGTAAACGCTTTATTTCCCCATTCTTTATGGAACTCCTCGTGCACTTCTTTTGTTAATGTAATTCAATTACTCTGGTCGTATAGCATAGGTCTGTCTTTTCTTATTTTATGGAATGCCACCTTATGATGAACAACTAAGTTTCCTCAACGTTGCCCCGTTATCTGGCAGGTGTAATTATCTCTTTTAAAACAAGCTGTGCGCCACTCCTTGTATTCAGCACAAGTGCGAGTGTCATCCTTTTCATCTTCCGACTTTTTTTCATCTCTTTTAATAAACCCTCTTCTATATAATATGTTGTCTATATACTCCTTATAATAAAGAGCTATGTGCTTTATTTTTTCCACCCTTGTTTCCTTATATAGGTTGTAAGGTGGTTTATTCATATATAATATAAGTTAGAGAGTTATACTTATTTCTAGGGGTTTCCCTTTTTCTTTACTACTGTCAGCATTAGCTTTTAATATGAGGGCTCTCTTCATCGCCGCATTTTCCACTTTATCTAAACTATCAATTTCCTTTGTTGTTATCACTGTTTTATCTCTAAGCTTAATAGCCCACTTATGTTTAATGTCTGTAGATATTTGCAACAACTCAATATCCTTTTTCATAATGTCTTCCATTATATCTTCCACTGCCCTAAGTCAGTTAGCATCCTCCGTATTCTCCATCTTATTAAGAGAAGCTCAATAAATGTTATGCTTTGTACAAAACGCTAATTTATTTTGTGAGGGGTCCTCTAGCCACTCGCAATAAATAGTAGAGCGTTGTCGTCTCGTTAGGTCATTGTATTTTCTTAATGCCATTTTGCTCTGTAGTTATATTTTTTCTATACACATAGTATACTGCGTTTGTACTGTAGGTGCAAGCTACCCTTTCCTTAGCCTACACCAAGGGGGCTTGTATACAAAAAGTATACAACAAGGGGGCGGGTTGTATAAATAATGTGTACAAGAATTGAGCACTTTTACCTCCAACTAGCCACACTTGCACAAATAGTACAAATGCCGTATACTGTATATAGATAAGACAAGGAAGAATTAACTTCTAGGGACAAGCTATGGGGAACTAATCAACACCTCATAACTATCATCGTCTGGGCGTCTTCTAAGCCCTCAAACAATGTTGAACTAATATGTGAAAGCTCTATAACTACAATATACGAAACGCACTCATATTCTTTATCTTTGAAGCTTTGTTATTAACAAGCTAGCAATAACCTCTACACTTAATGTAGAGGGGAATGGTTGTGACAACACTGAGTTTTTCGTTTGCTTACGAAAGACTTTTTCTACTAGGTTTTTCTTTCGTAGGCAAACAAACTCTAAGAAAAGATATAAATAAATACCGAAAGCTATAAACAACAACATAAGGAAGGGAGGGGCTTTTTGTCTTTAGTTTACTATAAACCCTTTACTATAAACTCTCTACCTTCTACCTTCTACTCTCTACTTAGAGGGTTTTTTATTTGTCTTGTTTTCCCCCCTTATTCTCCCCTCACACACACTCGTTATGAGTGTAGGCTATAAGTAGGCGCGAGAATAGAAACGGAAGGGCTGAGGGGCTAAAACAGGCTAAAGGAATGCAAAGGGGAGGTTTGAAAATTTGAAAAAAATGTTTTTGAAGGGTCCTTTTAA